GCAATCCATCCGCATTTAACGTAGAAGTCACCAATGACACAATTTAAAATCGTAGTCACCACGCATCCACTTTTGTTTCCCTGCATGCTCAAATAAATGACATTACCAGAACGATGGATCGTGAAAGCCACCTCCTCCATGAGGACACGCCTAATGAGAGCGTTTTCTGGGCCATCATCATACCAAGCATTCACCAGGTCAACAAAATATTCGACGATCAAGCGCGCTCGCATTTTTGCATCATACTTACTGTAATCACCATCAAATCCACGCTCACTAACATTCTTAAAACTACGAATCATTCGGTCCCACTCAAGGGAATCAACATTCATGCCAATTTTGCCACTATGTTCATGCCGATTCTTCATGTACCATGCAATAAAACTACCAAAATAACGTTTAGTCAAAATAGTATGATCTAAGGGTCCAATATTAAAAATCCGGGTTTTATGTCTTTTTTCGTGGGGTCGACGCTCATCTTTCAGGGTATCTATCCAACTCGAGGGCACACGCTTACCATTTCTAGCTTGTGCTTCACGCTCGTCCAGCCGCCGTCGCAGCTCGTCATTCACCACTCGGAGATCGTCACTCTCACCTTCGATGAATCCTTTCTTTCCTTTACATCCGGGCACACGCATTTTCGTGTAGGGATAACCGGGGGAGGAGTCCATGTTCACTCTTTCCAAATACTGTTCAGTAGCGAGACCATTTATAGCTTCTTCCTCAGAGAGGACGGAGCGCGGATACTCACTATCTATCCCAGCAAATTCGAGAGTCGTGAATTCTAAAATTTCTTTCATATACTTAACAGGGAAATCTTTACCACCAACTCCATTCTTACTAATGCCTTCGACAAGGGGGTCGTAATTTAGAGCTTTTGCGATAGGGTGGTTCCGACTAAGACAAGCAGGGCCCGTAGAGGGTTTATATGCCAATCCATGAATCGCACTTTGCCGAATTTCGGTCGTGGTCGGTTGGTAAATGTTCTTACCGGGGGGGGCTTGTCCTAATATGTAAAATCGTCCTTCAGGAATGGGGTACACACCTTCCAAACTCTCCACAACATCTTCTCGGTCCTCAACAACAGCAGGGCCAATCGGGTTGATCTCGCGCACAACAAGCTCTCGCGCGAGCATCTCTTTCGTGACAAGGATACATCGTCCATACCCTTCGCCACCTCCAACGTGAAATCCACAGATCTTACCAGTCACGTTGTTATTCTCCAGCACTACAGCAGCACCACAGTCTCCGGCTCCAGTGGAACCATCATACTTGTAGCCTTTTGCAGCACTAAAGTACTGGGTCTCAATACCATCCTGCTTCAATTTCGCAATTCTTTCCGTCACAGCTTGGAGGTTCGTCACAACTTTCCAGGTCATATCACAGTTCGGGCCAGAGCGGGTCGCAACAATCGCACTACATCTGCCTACCTTGTCGATCTCAGTCTCACTAATAAAATTATTCGTAATATCCTTAAAACTAGGGACAGTCGAAGGGCATTCATAAATCACTCGATCTTCAAAACATTCATCCGTTCCGTACTCGTCAGTCACCTTTCGCTTCCGCATATGATGCAGTCGCTTGGGCTCAAATTCAAACTCAAAAGTCATTCCTTGCACGGTCATACGAATGGCATCACCACTCTTACAATTACAAAACAAATGTACAGGGGCTAAAATTAATCTATTCTTAATACCTAATGCATTCATCGTCAGGGCTTTTGGTCCGTCGGAGGTTTCTCTAATCGTAGACAATCTAACAGTATTCGATCTAACCTTACTATCTAACATTTGTACACAGTTGGGGTCAATAAAAGCTTCCGCAATCATGCGCTGAGCCTGCTCTTTCGAGTGGACGCATCTCCAGAAGGTACAAGCCCTTCAGCAATCATACGGATAGTTTTCGCCTTTTTCGTAGAAGCATCACCGGATGGAATCATTCCTTCAGCAACTTCACCACTTTCAATACGCTCAACATAAATTCTCATCGCAGCAGACATCAGGGGATCAACAGCAGCCTTAACTATATTTTGACGGGTCTTCTTACAGTCATAACCATCCTTATCTAAAATCTTAATCGTAGCTTGAATATACTCATTCACTCTATTATTATCAGGTGAAAATCCACGGGCATTACACAAATCGTAGATCGCTTTTTCAATCCGAGACACACAACAAATTTTCTCGCCACGGATATGCTTTCCACACACTAAACAATTTCCATTCGAATTAGCTCGGGGGACTTCAACATCACCTTCACTTCCTTCTCTACGCGCGGCAGCAGCCTTCCGTTTTTGGGATTTCG